ACAGAAGAACGTAGAGACATGAAGTCTATTGAGGCAGAACGCTTCAGAGAGCTTTATGTTAAGAAGCCAATTGTAAATAAGAAGTAACTTATTATAGAGACTCTATAATGGCTAAGAGCAAAGTTAACGCTGCTGGTAATTACACAAAGCCTACCCTTCGCAAGAAGATTGTGTCTCAGGTAAAGGCGGCGGCAACTCAAGGTACTGGCGCTGGAGAATGGTCTGGACGCAAGGCTCAACTTGTAGCCAAGAAGTACAAAGCGGCAGGTGGCGGGTATCGTGATTAAAGCCCCACAGAAATCCCTGAAAGATTGGAGCGACCAGAAATGGCGTACTAGGTCAGGGAAGCCCTCCTCTAAAACAGGAGAGCGTTATTTACCAGAAGCAGCAATAAAGGCTTTAAGCCCAGCAGAGTATGCAGCTACTACCCGTGCACAACGTGCAGGCAAGGCAGCAGGTAAGCAGTTTGTAGCACAGCCCAAGACTATTGCAAAGAAAACAGCGGGGTACAGATAATGGCTAAGACTCCCGCATGGCAACGCAAAGAAGGCAAGTCTGAGAAAGGCGGTTTAAACGCCAAAGGACGAGCTTCATATAACGCAGCCAACCCAGACAAACCCGGTTTGAAGGCTCCGCAGCCAGAAGGTGGAAGCCGCAAGAAGTCATTCTGTGCCAGAATGTCAGGATTAAAGAAGAAGCTAACTTCTGCTAAGACGGCAAATGACCCCAATAGCCGTGTTAACAAAAGTCTTAAAAAATGGAAATGCTAAATGACCACATCAGGCACAGCATCATCTAACCTAGACCTCACTAACATCATTGAGGAAGCGTTTGAGCGCTGCGGGGCGGAGCTACGCACTGGTTATGATATCCGTACAGCAAGACGCAGTTTAAACCTCCTGACGGTCGAATGGGCTAACCGGGGGATAAACCTGTGGACGATTGAAGAGGGTGAGATACCGTTAGTTCTTAATCAGGTCTCATACAATCTGCCTGTTGATACGATAGATCTTCTAGAACATGTAACAAGGGTAGGAACGGGTTCAAGTCAGCAGGACTTGTCTATAACCCGTATTAGCGTATCTACATACGCAACCATCCCTAACAAGAACTCAACTGGTCGTCCTATTCAATTGTGGGTTAACCGCCAGTCAGGAGCCACCTACCCAATAGGTGGCAGACCAGAAGGCACAGACCCCACTACTGGGGTAGACCATCCTCAGATTTATGTATATCCAGCCCCAGATCAGAGCGATTACTACACGTTCGTCTACTGGCGCTTACGCAGGATACAAGACGCAGGCAATGGTATTAACACCCAAGACATACCCTTCAGGTTCCTTACCTGCCTGATTGCTGGCTTGGCATACTACCTCGCCGTTAAGATAGCTCCAGACCGCATACAGTCCCTAAAGGACCAGTATGAGGAACAGTGGAAGTTTGCTGCTGAAGAAGATAGAGACAAGTCTCCAGTGAGATTTGTCCCTCGCAGGGCTTATATTTGTGGGTAATAGGTTTGCGTCCGCCAAGAACTCGATTGCAGAGTGTGATCGATGCGGGTTTAGGTTCAAGCTAACACAGCTAAAGGCTTTGATCATCAAGACAAAGCAAGTTAATATAATTGTTTGTCCTGAATGCTGGGAACCGGATCAGCCTCAGTTACAGCTTGGGATGTATCCAATTGATGATCCGCAGGCTGTAAGGAATCCTAGAAAGGATTTAAGCTATTTGCAGTCTGGTAATAGCGGGTTACAATTGGTTAATGGGTCAGGAACGGCTGTTGATGAAAACGGCTATCCTGAAGGCGGAAGCAGAATTATCCAGTGGGGCTATGCTCCTGTTGGAGGTTCTAGAGCAAACGATGTAGGGCTAACACCGAACTATCTAGCTTTATCATTCCAGCTAGGAACAGTAACAGTAGTCACAACTTAGGAGTTAACATGAAGATTATAATCGCAGCCGGTAAGCCTTCGGCAGGAACTGCAGTTAAGAAATTCCGTAAAGGCGGAAAGACCAACCTGCAAATGAAAGATTTGGGTCGCGGATTGGCTAAGGTTGCTAATCAGAAGGTCTCTTCTTTCAAGTACAAGAACTCTGGGAGCAAATAATGGCTATTCCAGAAAAAGCATCTAGCGTTAACCCTAGTCAGCCAAAGCCGATTACTGGGTTATCAGAAAAGGATCTGGGTAATAACGGATATCCAAACAATATCCCTAACACACAGATCCAGAAGACCCGTGGTACTGGAGCCGCTACTAAAGGCACTGGTCACTCGAAGAAGATGGGCTAATGAATTACACGGAACTATCGCAGACGATTAAGGCATATTGTGAGAATGAGTTCCCACAAACAGTCAGTAGCTTTACGTCTACCCAACAGATCAATACATTCATTGATCAGGCGGAGCAGCGGATATATAACAGCGTTCAGTTCCCTTCAATACGAAAGAATGTCACTGGGGTATTAACCGCTAATAATCAATATCTGTCAGCGCCCGGAGATTTTCTGGCGGTTTACTCAATGGCTGTTATAGACACAGTCACTGATGCGTATGATTTCTTGCTTAACAAGGATGTTAACTTCATACGGGCTGCTTACCCTATCAAGACAGATACGGGAAAGCCGCAATACTATGCCCTGTTTGGACCAACAACCACTAACGATGCGCCACCTATCATAACGAATGAACTGTCATTCATTCTTGGACCAACCCCTGATTTAGCCTATGACGTAGAGCTTCATTACTATTACTACCCTGAATCAATTGTTACAGCAAATACAACATGGCTTGGGGATAACTTTTATAGTGTCCTGCTTTATGGCGCGATGCTAGAAGCAGCAGCGTTCATGAAGTCAGACAAAGACGTTATGGAAAATTACGTTTCCAGATATAATGAAGCATTGGCACTAGCTAAACGTCTGGGTGATGGCATGGAAAGACAGGATGCTTACAGATCTGGGCAAGTACGGATACCGGTTAAATAATGCCATTTACTGGAAACTTTACCTGTGACGTATTCAAATCAGGAGTTCTTGATGGGAACTTTGATTTTGGTGTTGGCACAACAAACGTATTCAAGATAGCGCTGTATACTAATGCATCAACTCTTGATCAGGATACCGCTGCCTATACAACCGTTGGCGAGGTTGTAGCGACTGGGTATACTGCCGGTGGTAATGTCCTATCTCCAACCTTGAGCATACTGGACGGGACCGCATTTATCACCTTCACCAATACCTCGTGGACAAGTGCATTGACCGCTCGCGGAGCGCTTATTTATAAGGTTGGTGGTGCAGCGGTTTGTGTTTTAGACTTTGGTTCGGACAAGATCTCAACTACAACATTCCAAGTAGAATTTCCAGCCGCTTCCAATACTTCAGCAATTATTAGACTTTCATAAAGGAGTTTCAAATGATTTCAAATAAAGCAGTTTCTGTAGATAAAGTAGGCGCAAGCGTTCTGCTAAGTGGGACGACAGTTTCCGCCGCTGGTGGCGCTGGCGTATTTACAATTCAGTGTTTTGATAAAGACGGCAAACTGAAATGGGAAGAAAAGAACCCAAATCTAGTTGTTAACGAAGGTCTTCAGTACATGAATGACACGTTCTTCTCTGGGTCTGCCTACACCGCAGCTTGGTATCTAGGTCTGATTACTGGTCCCGGTTCAGGTACAACTATTGCTGCAGCAGATACCTTAGCTTCACATGCTGGATGGACTGAGTACACAGACTACACTGGCAACCGTAAGGCTGTAACTTTTAGCTCTGCAACTGTTGCCGATCCTTCAGTTATTGATAACTCAGGCGCACCTAATGCATTTGCTATTACAGCTCCCGGCGGCACTGTTGCTGGCGCATTCCTTACTGATGTAGCTACTGGCACAGTGGGAATTTTGTTCTCAGCTTCTGACTTCCAGTCCCCCGGTGATCGCGCTGTAGTTGCTGGCGATACCTTGAATGTTACTTACACATTCAGCCTTGACGCTGCATAAGGAGATATAAAAATGGCAACGAAATTCACTAAGGGTCAGAACGTAAAAGTTCAAGCAGCCGTTCCTCAAGGTCCGGTACAAGGTCTTCGCATGACAGAAGATGGAGACTTCTTCTACCATATTGAGTGGACTGATGCTGACGGCGTTTCACAAAACCGCTGGTTCCCAGAAGCCGCCTTGACAGAAGCGTAATGTGTTTGGAATCTCATCATTTGCGGCTGCGCCATTTGCGTCACTAGCAGGGGCTTTTCTAAACGCTGAAGTTAGCGAGTCAGCCTCTGCTTCTGATGCTGTATCAAGTGCTGCAACTGCAAATCGTGGGATTCAAGAAATATCAACCTGTGCCGATGCTGTATCAGCATATGTCATCTTATTGGCGTCTGTACAAGAGTCTGCCATTGCAGAAGATTTGGTCTTTGGTTATACAGATATAAATCGCTCTATTGATGAAGCCGCTACCGCATCAGACTCTATTGGAGCAAGCCCTGCCACTTCTGTATTCATAATTGAGTCAGTTACTGCAACAGATGAGGTAACAGCAGCCGCTGACCTCAGTTCTGCGATAGATGAGGCTGCTACAGCCTCTGACCAAGCGTCATCCCTCCGTGCATTGCCCGGATCAATACAAGAATTCTCTGCCGCATCTGACCAAGTGTCATCCGTTGTTGGGTTTGCTTCGAATATTGCAGAAACCGCTACTGGCGCAGACCAAGTCTCTGCCATTGCTATATTCTTAAATAATATTAATGAGGCAGTTACTGCGACCGATACAGTCGAGGCTCTCGCTATATTCGAGACTGCAGTTGATGAGAGCGTTACAGCAGCAGATCAAGCAAGTTCAAGTGAAGACTTTGCCTCAACAATACAGGAAGCTGTAACGGCATCGGAACAAGTATTCTCTACGCTGGACTTTACTTCGGCTGTTGCTGAATCTGCTACGGCTTCTGATGCAGTAGCTTCTAACCTAGACGCATTTGCTTATGTAGATGAGTCTGCCACAGCAGTAGATCAAGTCTTCGCACAAGCGGTATTTGAGAACAACATAGCAGAACAAGTATTGGCATCTGATGCAGTATCTGCCACGGCAAACTTTGCTGTAACGATTGAGGAGTCCGTCACCGCAGCAGATCAGGTAAGTGCAGAGGAAGTATTTGCATCGGCTGTAGCAGAAAGCGCCACTGTAGAAGATCAGGTATTCTCATTGGTAGAGTTAAATGGCAACATTCAAGAATCAGCAACCGGCGCTGATGCGGTAGCAGCCCAAGCTGCGATGAACTCGGTTGTTGCAGAGGTTGTCTCTGCTTCTGATGCTATGGTAGCCCAAGCCATATTTGAAGTTGATATAGCAGAGCAGGTAGCAGCATCTGAGCAAGTGGTTGCTGGAGCAGACTTTAGTTCAGAAATTCAGGAAAATGCTACGGCAGAAGATCAGGTTGTCTCAATAATTGAGATCAACAGTGCCATAGATGAGCAGGCAAACGCCATAGACACAGTGTCTGCACAGGAAGATGCTGGTGCTTATATAGCAGAGAGTGCTACAGCAACAGATCAAGCCTCTGCGCTAATAGATTTCCAAGTAGCCGTTACTGAAGCCGGTACTGGATCTGAGATTGTTAATGCAGCCGCAGACTTTGCTGTAAGCGTAGAGGAGTTTGCTACTGGGTCAGACCAAGTATCCTCAATAGAAGAGTTCTCATCCAGCATACAAGAAAGCATAGGAGTAGAAGATCAGGTAACTTCTATTTACAGTATTGGTAGTTCTATACAAGAGTCTGCCACTGGATCTGATGCTGTAGAGGCATTAGCCTACTTGAATGGGTTTGTTAATGAGGGGGCCTCTGCTTCAGATTCCATTGAAAGTATGGCGGAGTTTCATTCAAGCATACAGGAGCTGATTAGAGCTGCTTCAACTACGTCCGCTGCCGCTAACTTTATATCCACAGTTAATGAATTTGCTCAAGGCTTAGACTCTCCTACCAGAAGACTGCTCTGGGAAATAATCAATGACTTTGAGGTTACTGATTGGAATACAATAAATACCGCAGATTCATCCCAGTGGGCTAA